TTACGCAGCCTCTTTTACCGCATCCGATAAATCAGTCGGTGAATAAAACAAATCTTCATTTTTATCAAATTTTACAACATTCCCCGACAGTGTTTTTAACACCTTTTTCGCCGTATCCCCCCTGTTTATTTTGGCTACAAATACCCAAACCTGGCAATTTACCCCCCATCCGACAAGCTTAAAATTCTGTCTTCTTTTCATCTTATCAGCAGCTTTTCTGCTTTCAGTCTGAAACCTATAATATGGTTGTCCCCTCTCCTCTTTCCACATATAGATCATTCTGGTAATCCCTCCATAATGTTATTTTTTGAAAATCGCGCCTTTAAGTTATTAGTGTCTTATACAAAGTAAGATAAATAGTAATATCCCAAATAATATAGAAAGTAAAATAATAAGTAATATATAGTGTTAAATTTCTGTGAGTTATTATCTAATCACTTCCTCACTATACTTTGGCCACTTGGTTGAGTAATTTTTTTTCGCCTCCGATTATTCTCTGCTTTACTTCTCTTATTCGTTTATTCAGTCTCTTTTGGATATTCATAGGATAATTTTTCTTATTGAAAGCCTTTAAATATTTATTCTCACAAATTTTCGCTAATTCATTTTGGTTGTAAAACGTAGAATATGTTGTAATACGGTATATTGTGATGGCACTGATAATTGTTTTTGCTACCAGTTTATTTATTCGTACTCTTATTTTATGATCTGATATTAGGGAAACTTTCAATGCACTTTTTTCATCAGCTACCATTTTACTTTTATAACCTGCTATTCCAAGTCTTAATCTTTCCTTCGTTATATTTTTATACTTTGCTTGTTTACCTTGAATCGCTGTAATTGCCGATAGTATGCAAAACGTCAGATAATCAAATTTCTTATTGAAAACATCTTGAATAAAATCTTCACCAATCCTGCAAATTGGCTGAGCTCCCTCTTTTTCAATTATGTCAGTTATAAAGTCGAGCATCTTTCCAAAATCTTTTCTTATTCGCTCCAATTTTTCCTCAAAATTACTCTTCGCTATCTCTTCCTTAATAACATCATCCGTCAATTCTTTTATATTCTTATCCTCAATAAGCTTTCTCATAATGGCATAATTTCTTAACATTTTTATTTTCTTGATAGGATCATCCTCATCATATCTTAATGCACACAATTCAAATTCCACAAACCTCATATTCAACCCATTACTTAATTTTGGCTGCTCATATCCCTTTTCAGTCGCAATCCCAAATAATGTTTTCAATGTTATTTTTGATGGATCATATCTGCTTAATAAATAATCAAACTTGCCTTCAAGTAAATCTACATCGTCGTTATAAAACTCATTTGTACTTAATTCGACAAATCTTTTCTTACCATCATAACCAAGACTGGCAAGTGCAAATCCGCATTGTATCCACTCTTCATAATTTAACTTATGCTTTTTCAGATAGGCCACTGCATCATCAAGGTTCCTTGTGTCAGCTTTTGTTAAAGATTTTCTCCCGCTGACATTTCCTTTATGCTTCAATTCACAGAAAGCATTAATTCCTTGTAGGATTCTATCAATACTTACTGTAACCGGAATACTCCCCGGCATATCGTTTTTAAAAGTGTATTGTTTCCCTTCTGGATGCAAGGAATAAGGTGCAACCAGATAACTTCTTTCCCATCTTAGTTCTATTTGCTTTCCCAATGTTTGGTCTTTGAACAGAAATTTATAATATGCTTGATTTTTTCTAAGATAACCATCAACCTCATCATCACAATACACATAAATATGATAACCCCTGCAACTTCCGCTTTGTACCACCCAGGGATAATTCTCTTTCAATCCCATAAAACTTAAAACTTGTTTTAATATTTCAACGTTATCTATTCCATCAATATCTATCCCTCTAAGATTTTTATAACCCATCACTATGCCGGCACCAGTTACTCTTTCACTGCTAAACATCTTTTCAACATCATTCAGAGTAGTAAACTCATTATAAATCTTATTCATACTTTCTACTGCTGGATCTTTGAATCTTAGTGGAAAGACTTTAAAGTTCATTTTTACAAAAAATATTATTGCTGCCTCTTGGACGCTTAAATTTCCCTTTCCCATCTTACCTCCATTTTATTAATTAAATTTTTTTATTGCTTCTTTTAACGTATCTAAATTATTATGGCTGTATCTTTCAGTCACCGTCACCGATGAATGCCCCATCAGTTCCTTTATATGATAAATGTTAACATCCCTCTGTACCAAAGAACTCCCGAATCCGTGCCTAAGGCTGTGAAAGCATATATCCTTGTTCAGCCCTGCTTTATTTACGGCATCCTTAAAAGTCTTCGACACATAATCATTAGTCAGTATCTTGTTCCCGCTGTAAGCAAAAACATATTTGTCTTTACTCCCTGCTTTAGAAATTCGGTTAACCAAAAGCTCATATATCTTATCGCTGATAGGTATCTTTCTTGTTTTCTTACTTTTAGTTGTAAACCGTTCATCACCGACTGTAATTATTCTGCTGTTCAAATCAACATTCCTGCAGCGCAGGTTCATTATTTCATTTAATCTCATACCCGTATAAAATCCTGTTTTGCTTACATCATACGTTAGCAGCAGCGACCTCATCTTTTCTTTCTTACAGCCTTTCTTCATACTCCATCCATAAAGTATAGTCAACACCTTTTCAAGCTCAGTTTCAGTTATATGCGGTCTTTCTTTTTGCTGCAGCTTCTTTATTACAACTTTATCAACAGGATTATAATTCATATATCCAAGACTGATTGCCCTGTTCATCATTGCCTTCACTGTCCGGTAGTAAACCCGCACACCTCTCGGCGCACTTTCACTCAGCTTATCAAAAAACGTTTGCCATTCTTTTACACCAATTGCTTTTAGTTTCATTGGACCAGGAAAAAACTTTAATATATGTCTTATAACCAGGTCAACACTTTCATAATACTTATCAGTCTGATTTCTCTTCACCAAAGCCTTATATTCTTCACAGTAATCCTCACAGCTTATTTCTTTTACAGAATTAATATTATTTTGGATAATAATATTTAATGCATCTAATATTTGATTTTGTGTTGGTATATCAGTTCCCATCTGTTGAGCCCTCATTATTATTGAATATTAAATTATCAGCTAACATTTCCTCTGTGCTTATTAATAGTCCGTAAGTTCATTTAATCTTGTCAACAGCAAGACAAGATTCATCTTCTTTTCCGCCGTCTGGTTTATCATTTTTCCAACTTTGAAAAATTATTCTCTTCCAAATTGAACGTACTTATCCTGCACTATTAAAAATAGTTTTTAATTCTTATTATAAATTCAGCCGATGTTAATCTCAGATTATCAATGTGATCGTCTTCGCCATTGCTCTGGGATCAATAGATTTGTTAAATGAATATACGTGAACTACCCTCTTGAATCTCTTTCTTATTCTTAAATAAGCAGAGATTATCCAAAGTGTAAGGATTCGATTATACCGTTGTCGCATAATCTCCTTGTATAAGTTGATAAATTAAATTATTTAATCGTTCAGCAAATACAGTAATTATTTATTTTTTATCGAGTTAATTGATCAGATGTGTACAGGAAGAAGTGATGTTAAAACTTTATAATTAACTCCCAGTAATTTAATAAAAATTAAGTGGAATTTCAATTAAAATTTGTGTGATAAGAAAAAATAATTGCCAATAAATTATGGAACTACTTATACTCCACACCCCATCAAGTTGCTGGTTCATTCAATCATTGTCCTGATTGCAATCTCAAACTAAATAAAAATTTTTATAATTTAAATAGATTGAATATTTATATAAAAAATATATTTAATTTTATATTTATGATTGAGAATATTTCATTGGTTGAGGTTATTACACTCCTGGCTGTTTTGCTCACACTTTATTGGACTTATCAAAGCCGTAAAGCAAAAAAGCCAAAAATTTCTCGTTTTGAACCCATATACGCTAATGATAATAGCTTGCAGATATTTCACATTTACATTGTAAACACTCAGGATCACAATATATTCATCAATAATGTTTTTATTAAGAAAAATTTATTTTTGTGTTTCTATGGGCGCAAGAAAAAACACGTTTGGGATCTAAAATTTCCTTCATCAAGGCAGCAAGCCAGTTTTATTAAGGATGAAGGCTTAATAACTCTCAATCCACCTGATAAAATCTTGTACAGTAAATGCAAATTTATCATTGATACAAATGTTGGTAAGTGCAGTCGTGTCTATGTGCCATGATAATCTTTAATCACAAACTCTTATCATATTCTATTTAATTTTCTGCTCCCAATATCCAGTATCCTGGCATCCAGTTTACCAACCGAAGGTTGGAATCCAGAATCCAGCTCACTTTTTTCTTTCAATAATCATCTGTATTATTTAATTTAACGATGTTATTTTCACACTCTGATACACGATGACTCTTTCCACCCCTTTTTCATCTTCTCTTTCTGGGGTGCCGATACAGCTTGTAAGCCTAAATTAAATTTTCAATCATATTTGTAATTTTTTGCATATAATATATGTTTATTATAAATCTTTAAGATTCAAAACGGATTATCAAATGACAATTTCACAAATTGAATCAAATATTAAAAATCTCATTAAGTCTTTTTCTAAAGAGAGATTCATCTATGATTTTCTTTTGTCTTATGGACTACCAAAATCTTCAATAACACGTCTGCAAAAAGGATCATTAAACCTTTCACAAAATAAAAATGAATTAATCTGGAAGAAGAAACTTTTTTTCAGAATAGTCAATAATAATGACCTTCATTTATCGATAACTGAAATGTTGCAAGCTTCTAAATATAATGAGCGTTTCATTATTGCTACTGACTATTCAACAATTTTAGCCATCGATACTAAAACAAGCGATAGATTAGATATTGAATTTAATGATTTACTAAAGCATTATGATTTTTTCCTTCCTTGGGCTGGTATAGAAAAGTCATTTCATCAAGATGAAAATCCCGCTGATGTAAAAGCCGCCGTAAAAATGGCCAAATTATTTGATGATATTAGAAAAGATAATCCTAATAATTCGCCTGACTTTCTTCACAACTTAAATGTTTTTCTTTCAAGGCTGCTTTTTTGTTTTTTTGCAGAAGATACAAACATTTTTGAAGAAGGACAGTTTACAAACTCAATTGATTCACACACTTTAGAAGATGGTAGTGATTTAAACAATTATTTTGATAGACTCTTTGAAGTGTTTAATACGCCTGAAGATAAAAGAAAATCTCTTCCTGAATTTCTAAATAATTTCCCTTATGTAAATGGCGGGCTTTTCCGTGATAAAATAGTTTCGCCTAAATTTACCAAAAGCTCAAGACGTGCTATCTTGGATAGCGGTGATCAGGATTGGTCCGCAATAAATCCTGATATTTTTGGTTCAATGTTCCAGGCTGCTGTTTCTGAAGAACAGCGTACTAATCTTGGCCAGCATTACACTTCTGTTCCTAATATTATGAAGGTTATTAAACCGCTTTTCTTAGATGATCTTTATGAAACTTTTAAGAAAAACGAAAACAATCCTCAAAAATTGAATGACCTGCTAAAGCGTTTAGGTAAAATAAAAATTTTCGATCCCGCTTGTGGTAGTGGCAATTTTCTTATTATTGCTTATAAGGAGTTAAGAAGGCTAGAAATAAAAATTATACAGCAGTTACTTCTATTACAAAAGCAAGTTGGTTCCTTTGATCCAAAACGCGAGCAGCTTTCCTTTATTCCCAAATCTCAGATGTCTTTGGCTTCATCATTTCAGGTTGATTTATTTTCACGGATACAGTTAAATAATTTCTACGGAATTGAAATTGACGATTTTGCTCACGAAATAACTAAACTTTCTCTCTGGCTTGCCGAACATCAAATGAACACAGAATTCTTGGCTGTTTTCGGCAAAACCAATCCAACATTGCCTTTAAAAGAAGCAGGCAATATTGTTTGCGCCAATGCCTGCCGTATCGATTGGGAAAAAGTTTGTTGCAAAGAAAAAGCTGATGAGATTTTTGTACTAGGAAATCCACCTTATTTGGGCGCAAGGGTGCAAGAAACTCATCACAAAGCTGATATGGCTTTTGTTTTTAAATCATTTAAAAAATATGGGGATTTAGATTATATAGCCTGTTGGTTTTATAAAGGTGCATATTATATTGCCAATAGTAATGCCAAACTTGCATTTGTTTCAACAAATTCTATTTGCCAGGGCATTCAAGTAGGTCTTTTATGGCCAAGTATCTTCGAGATGGATATTGAAATTTATTTTGCACATACTTCATTTAAATGGTCTAATAATGCGAAATATAATGCCGGCGTTACTGTAGTAATAGTTGGTTTATCAAATCAATCAAATGATTCCAAAACAATACATTCTGATATTCTGGTCAGAAAAGTAAATAGAATAAATGTTTATCTAATTTCAGGCAACAATTCAATTATTCATCGTCGCTCAAATCCACTTTCTGATTTTCCTGAAATGAGTTTTGGTAGTATGCCAAATGAAGGTGGTAATCTAATTTTTAATTCTCAAAGTGAATTAAAAACGTTTCTTTCAGAAGATCCCAAGGTAACTAAATTCATTAAAGAAATGTATGGCGGTGAAGATTTTATTTATGGCTGTAAAAGATACTGCCTCTGGATAGATGAAAAAAATGAAAATGAAGCTAAAAAGTTTAGCATTATAAATGAAAGAATAAAAAAAGTTAGAAACTATAGGCTTGAAAGCAAACGAAATGCAACAAGGAAATTAGCTGAAATCCCTTATCGTTTTGGGGAAAACAGGTACAAAGAAGAAGATTTAATAATAATTCCAGCAACTTCATCAGAGAATAGAGAATTTATTCCAATTGGATTCTTAAAGAAAGGTACAGTTGTCAATAATGCTGCTCAAGTAATATATAATCCCCAGCCTTGGTTACTCGCAGTTCTTACATCAAAACTTCATATGATTTGGCTAATAACAGTAGGTGGTAAATTGGAAGAAAGAGTAAGATATTCTAAAGATATTGTGTACAATACTTTCCCCTTCCCACAAATTTCAGATCAACGCAAACAAGAATTAACGCAAACAACATTCCGCATCCTGGAAGAACGCGAAAAACACCCTGCCAAAACATTAGCCGAACTTTACAATCCCGATAAAATGCCGGAAGGACTTAAAGAAGCTCATCGTCTAAATGACCTCGCAGTAGAACGATGTTATCGTAGTAAACCTTTTGATAGTGATGAAGAAAGGTTGGAATATCTCTTTAGACTTTACGAACAAATGATTGAAGAAGAAAATGAACGGGACACACTTTTTGCAAAAGAAAAGAAACCCCGCAAAAGAAAAAAGAAATGAGATTAATTTAGAGGCCTAAAAGAGTTTAAATAATAAAATGGTAAAACAGGAATATTATGCCAAATATTATCGAATTTAATTATGCTCAAACAGGTAATAGCACAAATACTAATAGAATGGGTATGCGTGACATGCAAGTTAAAGCCTATGAAAACCGCGATGCTCAATATCTTTTACTTAAAGCTCCACCCGCATCAGGCAAATCACGTGCTTTAATGTTCTTGGCACTCGATAAATTAAAATATCAGGGCATCAAAAAAGTAATAGTTGCAGTTCCTGAAAGAACAATCGGCAGTTCATTCGAAAAAACTAATCTTAAATCACAAGGCTTTTTTGCCGATTGGTCCCCAAACGATAATTATAACCTTTGCACACCAGGTAATGATGGCAGCAAAAGCAAAGTGGAATCCTTTCATAATTTTATGAAAAATGTTGAGCAAATTTTAATCTGTACGCACGCCACATTGCGCTTCGCTTGTGAAGAAATTGATGAACAAATATTTAATAATACGCTAATTGCAATTGATGAATTTCATCACGCTTCCGCAGATATAAATAACCGATTAGGCGAATTACTCCGGGCTATTATGAATAAATCGTCAGCTCACGTAATTGCGATGACGGGTTCTTACTTTCGTGGTGATAGTGTCCCGATCCTCCTTCCTGAAGATGAAATAAAATTCACTAAAGTAACCTACAATTACTACGAACAGTTAAATGGTTATAAATATCTTAAGTCACTGGGTATTGGTTATCATTTCTATCAGGGCAAATACACCGATGCAATACTTGAGGTATTAGATACTGATAAAAAGACAATTCTACATATACCAAATGTGAACTCAGGTGAATCGACAAAGGATAAAATTAATGAAGTTGGTTATATAATTGATTCAATTGGCCGTGTGGTAAAACAAGATTCTGCAACTGGAGTTATTTTAGTTGAACGCAAAGACGATAAAAAAATTATTAAAATAGCTGATCTGGTTGAAGATACACAAAGAGAAAGAGATAAAATAGTTAATTACCTACGTAATATTAAATCTCTCGATGATATTGACCTTATAATAGCTCTGGGTATGGCTAAAGAAGGTTTTGACTGGCCCTATTGTGAGCACGCTCTTACTGTTGGCTATCGCGGCTCATTAACTGAAATCATCCAGATAATTGGTCGTACGACAAGGGACAGCAGTAATAAAACACACGCACAATTTACAAATTTAATTGCCCAACCGGATGCTGCAGATGATGAAGTTAAGCTCGCAGTAAATAATATGCTAAAGGCAATAACGGCATCTTTGCTTATGGAACAGGTACTTGCACCCAGTTGGAAATTCAAAACCAAAATATCTGATGAAGATAAACCTGAACCCGGCGAAATTAAAATTAGAGGCCTTAAAGAACCCACATCAAAACGTGTTAGAGATATTCTTGAGACAGATTTAGATGACCTTAAAGCTGCAATTCTTCAAGATGTTACTATGCAAAAGGCAATGCCTGGCAATGTCGATCCAGAAGTGATGAATAAAGTTCTCATTCCTAAAATTATTAAAGTTAAGTATCCTGAACTCTCAGAAACCGAAGTAGAAGAAGTTCGCCAGCACGTTGTTGTTGATTCGGTAATTAAGATGGGTGAAATAAAGGAAAGCGAAGATAAACGATTTATAAGATTGGCTGACACTTTTATCAATATAGACGATCTTCATATCGATCTTATTGATAAAATCAATCCATTCCAGAAGGCATACGAGATATTATCAAAATCTGTTACTGTAAAAGTTTTAAAGATAATACAGGATACTATAGAAGCCGGCCGTATTAAAATGAATTTTGAAGAAGCAAAAATACTTTGGCCTAAGATCAAATCTTTTAGACAGCAATATGGCAGGGAACCCAATATCAATTCATATGATCCACTTGAAAAACGAATGGCAGAATGTATTATATATTTAAAAGCAGAAAAAAGGAAACGTGAAGAAGCAAATGGATAAAGAAAAAATTCTTGATGAAATATTTGCTGACGATCCTTTTGGTTTATTAATTACAAAACTAAAAATATCAAATAAAAAGACCGCTGATGAACTTCTTTTATCATCTTTTAATGAGATAATTAATTTTGTTGATAAAAATGGAATGGAACCTTTGGGGTACTCTGATCATCCAATTGAGCGTATTCTTTTTTCCCGCTTGAATACTTTACGCAATGATTTAGAAAAAGTTAATGTCCTAAAACAATATGATATTTATAACTTATTACCAGATACAAATGCAGAAAGTGTGAAAGAGCCAAAAATAAAATATGAGGATGCTAAAGAAATAAATTCAATTGAAGATATTTTTGAAGACGTAGACTTTCAAGAACTTTCAGATGATACAGCTGGTTTATTTGATTTTAACCATACACCAAAGCACTTCGATAGAGCAGAAACAGATTTTGTTGCCCGGCGTAAACCCTGCAAAAATTTTTCTGATTATGTACATTTATTCAAGCAGGTACAAAAGGAATTAAAAGAAAGTCAAAGACACCTCATTCAATTTAAGCAAGATGATCTTAATCCTGGTGAATTCTATGTTCACAAGGGTGTACTTTTATATTTAGAAAGAGTTGATTTCAAAGAAGAAGTTCAAAGTTTTGGTAGTGGTAGTCGTATTCGTAAAGACGGAAGAACCCGAATTATCTTTGAAAACGGTACAGAATCTCAAATGCTTTATCGTTCATTATATAAAATTCTTTTAGCTAATGGTAAAGCCATTACAAACACATCTGTGGCTGTTAATGAGCAGATGCAAAATAATTTTAAAAATATTACAAATGAAGACGAAGAGTCGGGCTTTATATATATTCTTAAATCACTCAGTGAAAATGATAAAATATCTTCAATTGATAATCTATATAAAATTGGCTTCTCTAACATTCCTGTCGAAGAAAGAATTAAAAATGCTGAAAAAGATCCCACATATCTTATGGCTCCGGTTAAAATAGTTTCAGCATATAAATGCTATAATTTAAATCCTCAAAAGTTTGAACTGTTAATTCACACTTTTTTCGGCAAATCTTGCCTAAATTTTGACATCTTTGATGTAAAAGGTATGCGGCATTCACCAAGAGAATGGTTTATTGTACCGTTAGATATTATAGAACGCGCTATTGAATTAATCATTTCGGGTGTAGTTATTAATTATAAATATGATGAATTAAATCAAAAAATAATTATAAAAGAATCTTGAGCAATGCCGTCTGTAAAAACCACAAAGTAGAAATTCAGTAAATTGAAATCACCCAAGTACTTAAGCCTTTTTTAAAACTCATAAATTATATTTTGTAAAACATTGAAGAATATTATTAAATATGTTAAAAGAAGATGGTGGGTCTTATTAATAATTGGTGTGTTATTTTATTTTACTGCTAAAGTTTGGATTGATAATCTTTGGCCCGAGCAAATCATAATTAAAATTAACAACGTCCTTTCTGTCTGAACATAATAATCAGCCATATTATTTTATAGTTTTATTCATTTTCATATTCGATTTCTAACGCTTTATATTTTTCTCCTATTTTTTTTGCCTTTGCCTTTACATCTATCCATTGGTTTAAGTATAAGCTTTTAGTGTATTTTGTTTTTTCAAGCATCTCATCTCCCATAATTTTTATTTTGGGTTTAGACATTTCATTGCTGTTTTCCGCATTTTTTATTAACGCATTTCCCACTCTTGTATTAGTATTTAAATGATAAATATAAACTTGATAATCCTTATAATATTCATCTTCTTTAAGACCATTTTTTTCTATATCAATTTCTTCCAAACTATTTAGTATTTGTGTTACGTTAGTCTTATCTAGTAATCCTAACCTAACTTCATAATTTTCTTTTCCATTTAATATTTCAATTCTATCATAACTTTCGCCCATATCTTCAACTATTTTTTCAATCTTACTTACAGCTTTTAATATATCTTCTTTAACTATTGTACTAACGTCCTCCGGTGCATCAATATTCGCCTGGCTATATAAGTCAATAAACAATTTATTTAAAGATTTTATTTTTGCTGAATCTTCATAATTATCTTTTATAAAACACTCTTTATCTCTTGGAAAACTTTCAACTATATAACTTATCATTTCGTTAATATAACTATCCAGTTTTGTATTAGTTATAAATAGATCTGTTTTATATTTCTTTTGATGCAACTCCAATTCGAAATTAATGTTAAAACTTCCAGCTGTATGAGGGACCAAATTTGCTTTTGGTGCAACATTAAATCCTTTAAGATTTTTAATCCTATCTTCTATGAATTCAGCGAATCTTTTTTGTATCATCCCTACTTTGCTTGGATCACCTTTATTTTCATCTGCTTCTTTACCTCTTAAGTTTAATGTATAATCATATGAATGCTCCTTATAATATTTGGGACAAAAAGTATTCTCTATTGGTAAGTAATCAGATACTATATCTTCATATTGAATATTATATACACGTGTTATACTTCTATCAAAATTTTGTTTAATAACGTAAAGATTCTCAACAGTTCTCAAATATTCACTGTAAGATATTTTACTATTTAAAAAATCAAAATATAAATTATCATTTGGTATGCTATGCAAATAAGATAATAATCTTTCTTCTTGACTAATATCAAGTAAACTGCCTATAATTTTATTATTATATTCATTTTTCCCAATAAAAAGTATATCTTCATCATCAGTAATTATAGCTTTATACGCCTTATTGATTAATGGTAATTTACTTTTAATTAAATGTTTCTCATCAACCTTCATTCTGCTGTCCCAAATCAATTGTCTCTATAATTTCAACTTTCGTCATATCAAAATTATCATCTTTATAAAAATCATAATGGTACTTATCATCTCCAGATTGTTTTAATTTTCCTGCATCTTGTTCAAATTTTATCAAAGTAGCAAATCTACTTTTTAATCCTGGTGTTATACCAAACTTTGTGCGCAGTATATCCAAAACAACTTCTTTAACTTCATCATTCGTTATTTCGAATGATAATGCTCTATTTGAACATATACCCTCACAATTATCAAATTTTGGTTTTATATTATTTTCATAATTAGTCAATAAATCCTGCGCATTTAATTCTGCATTTCCCTTTTTTAATACTCGATAGTATTTATTTTTAGTATCTTCAGAAGTATTATCAAGACACTTGCATTTGTTATTTTCAGCAATTTTTTCAAAAGTCATATTCTAATATATTGTTATTCTTAACAAGAAAAACACAAATAGCATTAATTATGCCTGGGCTAGTATTGATTAAAAGACAATTCAACAACCCTTACCAACCCCTGACAAGGCTAAAAACTTCCTAATCCCCTGCTCGACGAAGCTTTTGCATTTAACTCATCTCTCTCATCCGCTTCATTCCATTGCGTGACAGTTCTACTGCAAAGATTATTTCGGTATTCCGTTCCGCAGTCACGGATTTAATTTTGTTTTGGCATCGTGACTGCTCCACTCCATTCTTTAATTTCAGTTCACTGTCACTCCATTCCATTACGCTACTTCGTTCATTCCGCTAAAAGCACAGTTTGCTGTTTGCGTTTTTAATCTGTTTTTTGTTTTGGCTTAAAACACAAACTAATCCCGCAAACTTAAAAGCCGGGATGCTTCAACAACCAAAAGTTTTTAACTCTTGTCTCACTACCTAGAGAAGAAGAATAGTGTTTTCTTTACGTTAGATGAACTCAACAGGTCGATACATAGTCAGCCAGTATTACATAATGAACATTATCTGAGCACGGTTTATCATCTTAACCGTACCTTTTCTTTCTATCTTGTGTCATATAATGTGGCATTATGTAAACTCGGCACGGAACATTGTCAGTTAACCTTCCGCTCCACAAAGTTACATGGCACTTCGTGCTGACGTAACTTTGCTCCGCTTCCATTGTGCAACACTGATCTACTTTCCTTTTGCCTACTGCAGACTGAAGCCTGCCTACTGAATAATAAAATCACCATCAGTAAGATTATATCTCTTCATAAAATAATCCTTAGTAAACTTAACCCCCATATCAACCAGCTTCTTATCCCTGTCTGCACTTTCTTCAACTACTGATTGCTTCTTACTAAGTATAATTCTCGGTCTTTCAATCGAGCCGTAGTTTAACTCACAGTAATAATCTATCAGCTTATTCAGTGATGATTCTACAAGCTTCTTGTCACTGATACCAAGGAACTCAAGCATCTCTTTATGTATCTCTGCAGCTTTATATGAGCCTGTCCGTTCAATCTCTGTAGTAAGCGTCACGGTTAAAACCGCTTTGCTTATCTCCCTGTTATGGAACTTCACTAAGTTTTCATACAACTGTCCAACTTCATATTTCGGACTTTCCTTAATCTCAATTCCAAGATTCTCTTCAAATATTGTTATGTTATCTTTAACCATATCCTGAAGATGTTCCAGGAACTCAGCTTTCTGTGCAGCAGTAAATGTATTCGGATAACGCCCAATAAGGTAAGGCATTCCGTATCTTTCCATCATCAATTGCCAGAACTCAATACCGCCCTTCTTCAACTGGACAGGCCAGTAACACCTACTCAATATCTTTTCGCCATAAGGATTAGTGAATGTAGGTTTATGCTGTGTAAGTACAAACTTAAACGGCGGAAGCTTCTCACCTTCTTCAAACATATAATAACCGTGCTGAAACTTTCGTAATCTCAGTTCATTCTTCTTATCAAAGATGAACCATTCCTGTGGTTTGCCTAATAGGTTATTCGGTACAATTCTGTTTCCATCCTTATCCCATTGGATTTCCTGAACAGCAAAACCAAAAAATACCGCATCCATTATATCACTGATTATTTCACCAACAGGTAATTTCTTAAAAATATTTTCAACATCTTCTTTAATCTTTTCTTCACCATTGTAATCAATATTATAATCCATCTGCATCACCTGCATCTTTCGCTGCTGTATTGTCGCCATTAAATGCGGATCAATCAGCAGATCCCGGTATATATCATAATTGTAATTATTCTCGATAAATATCTTATCTGGATCAGGCAGCACACTCAGCATCTTCGATGCTGCATCTTCAAACTTATCTCTTGTTGCAACTGATGAAAATAAACTTCTGCTTGCCATTTTATTTCTCCTTTAATATTTCTAAATAAATCCCCTCCCTTTTGGGGAGGGGTTAGGGGTGGGGCTTTCTATACTTATAATATTTTGTTTTAATCTTTCCGCGTGGTATATGTATGATTCCCTTATAATCTGAATGATTACTTGTCTTTACATTATTCAAAAACTGACTTACTGAATCCACCACATCATCAAATTCACCATTCGGGAATTCTTCACATTCATTTATAAACTCACTTAACCAGTGTCTGTTTTGTGGAAGAAAAACTTTTCCCGCTTCAATAAGCGGAGTAACACTATGAACCCTTGCAATCTTATCTTCAACTACTTTAATTGGTTTAATAGGTAATGCAGTATCACGTTGTAACTCTTGTATTAAACTTTGCCCGCTTGCCTTATCTTCGATAAGTATTTCATTAGCACTATGCAGTTTATGAAGCTCAACAACTTTACGTTTCAATTCCGGAAACTCAACTCTACCTTTCCACAAGTCCAGCAGGTAATAACCACTCTCACAAACCATCCAGGTAGTGCAGACAGAATAATCATTCTCCTGATTCTTCTTAAAAGCAGTATCCCAGCTTTGCACCTTCTTGAACACACGCTGTCTTGTAAGAGATGCTTCATCATCATAATACCGCCACCAGTCTCGTTTAATAATCCCTGAAGATTCCTTATCAATAAACTTCCCATAAATCTCCTGATCTCTAAGTGCCGGCGATATTTGTGTTACAAGTTCATCAATATCATTCGGATCAATCAAAGGATTATCGTAACTGGAAAAATTGAATGACTGCCATTCACTATACTTTTCTGTTTGGGTGTTTCCTGTTTCCTCTCCCTTAGGGGGAGGATTAAGGAGGGGGCTTCTTCTTTCATACAGTTCAAAGAATAGATGCTTCTCCTTACTCCGCTTAACAACCTTACCCTTTGGCGTTCCGCCAATAAGTACATTCGCTTTATAATCCAGTATCATTGGAAGAATAGATTCATTCCACAATGCTCTATTCTTAAGTACTATACCAGCTTCATTGATAACAATTAAAGCATAACCAAAGCCCTCAATATTTTCAGGATTATCCGCACTTCTAAAATCACAAACAGAATTGCCGATTCGTAATTCAGTTCTATTGGCTCTGTACTTCCAATATTTTCTTGGCAGCTTTCTCAGGACAGGAATAAAATATCTTTCAACATACCGTTCTATATTTCCGTAAATAGTATCAACCCAAAGAACAGGTGAAACACCATTAAGCATCTGTTCAATTACATAATTTGCAAAACCCTTCGTAAGCCCGAACCTTCGTCCCTTGGCAATGACCTTATACCTTGCATCACTTTCAAAGAATATCTTTTCCTGGTTACGGTGATACTGAAGTTCAAGATCAACTATTTTCATTCTTCTGCTCGGCTTCAATTCGTTTCTTGGTAAGCACAATATTCAGATCACCAGTCTCTTCACTCTTATCAGCCTGACCAAGATATTGTTTCCCTAACCAGATAAGCATTGACACATTTCCGCCAAGTGCAACTGATATTTGTTTCCTCTTTAATCTTTGTTTGAGATCAGCTTTCCCTTTTATCAGAAAATTCTCAAATTTCCTTTTAAGGGTGGAATCGTCAAATCCTAAAGCTTCAGCTATTTCCTTATTGGTTAATCCGTAGGATGCAAGCTTTTTAACCTGCATTTCAATTGGTATGTCTTTTTTTGCCCTCATTTTCCCTCCAAACTTAATATTATTAGGTTAAGTACCCATTTTACAGAATATAGTAAACTGTTATTACAAATATAACTAATTTATTTGTTTTTATCAATATAATTTCGTAACTTTGTAAGGGTAATACTATATTTTTCCTTATAATATTAGGTAATATAAATAAATCACCTTACTCCCTAATGTAATATACTGTTTTTTCTTGACTTTTACAAGATTTTGCCGTATTTTACATATAGGGACATACATTTGTATGGTAAATATTTAATAATCATAAATGAGGGTAAAATCGATGAAATTCGAAATATTTAAAACCGGTTCACACACTTCCGATAAGGGGATAACTAAAAACTATTCTCTTGACGATCTTAATTTCATTGCTCAGTCTTACAACCCGGCTGAAGATGAAGCACCCATTGTCATAGGTCATCCGGTAGATAACTCCCCCGCCTACGGCTGGGTATCTTCTCTTGAGGTTACAGAAGATGGTAAACTCGTTGCTGATGCTCCCGAAGATAAACTTCACCCAGAATTTCTTTCAGCTGTTCAGGAAGGCAGATATAAAAAACGAAGCATTTCTCTTACGCCCGAAGGCAAACTTCGCCACGTTGGTTTTCTCGGTGGTGCCGCTCCCTCAGTCAAAGGTTTAGCTGATATACAATTCTCACAGCCTTCCTCTACTGTAATTGAATTCGATTTTGAGGATAAGTCTGAAAGTAAAAAATCAACTATTGAATCTCCTGAAATTTCAACGCTTAATAATATAACACTTCAGTTAAATGAAATATCTGAAACCATCAAGCAGATGAATAATAACTTTTCTGAAAATGAAAACACAGAATTACAAAGTAAGTTCGATATTCTTTCAAGTGAAATAAATTCATTAAAATCTAAAATTGATAAGTCCGGGTTTGAGAGCCTATTAGAAAACAAACTGGGGGCAGGTTCTCTTACTCCGGCTATTAAGGATAAACTACTTGCAGTTTCAAATTTCGCTGAAGCTCAAAACTTTAGTTCAAACTTCTCTCAGGAAAAGTTTAACAAAGACTTAAATATTCTTCTTACTGATCTTGTTAATTCCTTTCCTAAAATTGTTCACTTTGAAAACTTTGCTGAAAAGCCTGAGCAGGAAAGCAATTCAGTCGATGAAGATTTTTCCGGGTTTACTGTAGATGAAGAATCAAAAGCACTTCATAAAAAAGCTTTAAACTTAATGAAGAAGGACAGCATCAGTTATCTCGCTGCTGTTAAATCTATAATGAATAAATGAATTTCAACTAATCATTAACTATAAATGGGAGTACTAATATGAGCACACTTCTTAAAAAGAGGGTCGTAGATCCTGTATTAACCAATATTGCACGTGGCTTCAACAATGCTGCACACGTTGCAACCAAAATCTTTCCCATAGTTCCTGTAGCTAAGGAAGGCGGAAAGATACCTCAGTTCACAAAGGAAGCTTTCAAAATCTATAACACCGAAAGAGCAATTCGGGCAAGGTCCAATAGGATAAATCCTGAGAACAGAACTGAAATTGATTTTGTTCTTACTGAACACGATCTTGAATATCCTATTGATTACCGTGAGCAGGAAGAAGATATACTTCCTTTGAAACTTCACGCTACTACTGTAGTAACTGACGGCATTTCACTTCGCCTGGAAAAACTCGCTGCCGATATTGCTCAAAACCTTGCTACTTATCCTGTAGGTAATAAAGTCACTCTTGCTGCAGGCGATAAGTTTACAAACACTGCTTCTAATCCATTTGTAATATTTGATACTGCAAAAGAAGCGGTAAGAAGTAAGATTGCACAACGTCCTAATGTTTGCATTATGGGTGCATCTTCGTATAACGCATTAAAGAACCATCCTGCAGTTCACGAAAGGATTAAATACACTGAAAGAGCTATTGTAACACCGGAACTTCTAAGATCATTATTTGATTTCGATGAACTCTATGTAGGCGATTCAGTCTACTCAACCGATGCAGACGTATTCACCGACATCTGGTCTGATAATGTTGTAATAGCCTATGTACCAAAAGCTAATAAGGATGTTCCGCGTTCTTATTACGAACCTGCTTTTGCATATACACTCAGAAAGAAAAACAATCCTGTTGTTGATACTTACTCAGAGGCAGGTAAAGTTGAAATCATAAGAAACACAGACATCTTCATTCCTAAAGTCGTAGGAGCTGATGCTGGTTACCTAATTAACGATACTAATGCTTAATACAATAATCCCCTCTCATTACCAAGGAGAGGGCTAGGGAGAGGTTAATGAAAACATATAAACTTAAAAACACAGATTTAATGCTTAACGGTAAACTAATTTCGGAAGGTTCGGAAGTAACGCTATCTGAAAAAGATTCTGAAGATCTTTCTGCATATTTAATTCCAATTGATTCTGAACAGAAAACCGATACTAAATCTCAACCAGAAAATTCTACTAAGAAAAGGAGTAAATAATGAAAACCGAACAACCCTTATTAATTACATCAGTTCAGTGCACTAATTCAAGTGGCATTTTTAAACACCGCTTTGTTCACTTCGATGGTAATTATGGTCGTGAAGCTTACAAAAGCCTTGGGGTATGCTATGCTGATACTTCATTTAATGAAATGATGCCTGTAATGGCAAAAGGCATTGCCCTCGTAGTAACAGGTGATGCTGTTAACGTTGGTGATCCTATTGAGTCATTCGATGATGGAGTAGCAATTCCTCAAACTACTGGCTTCCTTGAAGGCTATGCTATGGATTCTGCAGTCGGCTCTGACATACTGATACGTGTGCTCTTAGCATAAACATCCTGTCCAAAATAAATTACTTCACTTGCCGCCCTTATATTACAGGGCGGCTTCGTTTCGTAACTAATTTTGTTATTGTCATTTTACTTAACCTTTGCATTTAGTGTTAATTTTCTCACTCTTCGTCTCTGCACTCCGCTTTTGACTCTTCACAAGTTCAGAGTCAACGCTCCTTTCCGTTCCTCATCGCTCTCAAAACTAACCAGTATTCTAGCTTATAATTGTTAATTTTTAATTTATAATAGTAATACATACATTTGTATGGTATGAAGAAAAAAGCCTTTTATTCGCAATTATTCCGTCGTGATATTTCCGTTAATGATAAGGATTATTGGTCTGTAGTCTATGCAGAAACGTTATATAGAATTAAGGAACTTGAAGTAAAAAATTGCTCTTGTATGGATTGTAATCAGGATTTGGATAAGCTTAACAATTATCTAAATGTTCTTAGAACACATTCTCAAACCCCTATAAAATAAAGAACCCCAGCCGAAGCCGGGGCTTGCCCTGATAAAAGGTCTGGGGGTAAACCTTCTACCAGCTGCATTTCAAAAATAAAAACATACTTACTATTTACCAAAAATAAACCTGTTCCGCTCTTTACGTGCTCGCCTATTTTGTTTTTTGCTTTAGCAGGCTTCGCACTTGATGTCGCTCCACAGGCATATTTTTTCTCATTTTTCCTTTAGCGTTAAAAGTATTGCTATCGCATACCTTTAACATTTCAATAATCCTCAATACAGCAATCCCTTCAAAGCCAGTAAAAGTTTTTTGCCCCTTTAGTTTCAATTTAAGTATGGTAATCGTATCTGTTCATTCCAGCTGCACATTCATTGGTCGTATTATCTTAACAAGGGCAAGTCAAAAACTGAATACCAAGCTCTACGTTATCGGCATTCATTTTCAACTTGCCTTCTATCAGTAAATCATCCCTTCTGTTGGTAAGGGGCAAAAAAGTTTTTTTTGCGGGGCGAAGTGCCCTGATTCACCAATAGAAAGGAATAAATATGAACGATGACAAAACTTTAAAGCTGCTCTTTGAAGAATGCCAGAAAAGAAACTGGATTCCTGAGCATAAGTGTAAGGATAACCTTAAAATCCTGGAACTTACACACTCGTTAAACTCACTTCATAATATCATCATTGCCCGTAAAACCAGATGTGAAATTTGCGGCAAGGAATTTTATGAAGAAGATGAAAGGGGTTTATAATATGAAAGTTTATGAATCTTCACACCAAACACAGAGGGACTATAAAAAAGTCCCTCAGATCAAGATTAAAAACTCACAGCTTAAAAATTCGGGCTTTGAAGTAGGAAAAGAATTTGCAGTAATATATCAGCCTGGAAAAATTACGCTGTTGTTAGTTGACAGTATAAAAAATGATGGCTAA